TGGCGGTTCTGCTCTGACCTGGGTAGCTGTCGGCGTTGCCCAGCACTTCGTAGAAGAACGCACCAGCGCGACCCGTGTTCACGGTGGATTCTTGACGCCAATCGCGGTGGGTCAGGTTGGTTGGTGTGCCAAGGAAAGCCGTCTGTGTTGACCAGATCGCGTTGGATGCTGCAATGCCGCCGCTGTTGTACAGCACGAGGTTGCCGTCTGCCTGATTAAACAAGCGGTACGAAGGACTGCCAACCGTATTCAGTGCCCAGCGAGCCGTGTTGTCTTTGGCGTAGGTAACGAAGTTGCCGTCTGACTGAAGGATGGTTTTGTACCAGCGGTTGCTGGATGTCAAAAGCTGATCGACGTACAGGCTCTGGTTTACGGATAGGGTTGCCGTGCCAGATGGGAAGTTCGGAGCGGGTTCGGTGCTGACGGCAGAATCGTTTTCATCAAATGCCGCATTACTGGTATAACCGCACTCAATTCCTCGGTACTGCCACTGACAGAGGTTGGACATTGCCAAGCGTTTGGGCGCTCGCACACCAGCCATGTCAAAACTAGCGGCCAGCTCAAACTCAACAACATCGCGGGTTTCTACAGTTTTGCGATCGACGTAGTAAACCTCCTGCGGCATTTCAGCATCAGGGTCGGGCGTGCCGTAGGGGTTGGTATTGCTTGGAAAGTTAGAGGCGTCAAGGAAACGGCTAAGAGTGCGGATGCGGATAAATTTTGCACCCACAAGATCGTTCCCGCCGGTGGTTGCATTGGCGTTCACCAAAATGGTGGACATAACGCCAGTGATGTTTGAAATACGAACCTTGGGGCGGGGTAGTTGACCGTTGCCGCTGTATTCAAAACCTTCAACTTCAATCGGAAAAGGGAAGTAGGTTTCACCCTTCCACTTCACTTCACCGTAGGACGTAGTTCCGTTAACGCCATTGTGAAAGCGGTAAACATCGTCCGAGCCATGGATTGCCGTAATTAGGTGCAGCTCATACAGCTCGATGACGGCGTAGGGGTTGGAGCTAATTAGCTCCTGAAACATCTCGCTCATGGTTCAAACACCTGGATGAAGGTGGCGGTGATGATATTGATGTTTGCGTATTGCAGTTCTCTATTCCAACTAGGACATAAATATTTGCCGCTAGTCCCTCCAGCAGGTGGCGTCCAATCAAATGCCTCCACGCCAGCGCGTGCATCAAAAAATGCCTCAATCGCATCGGCATCAGCATTGCTTTTTGCTGTCCATTTCAGATCCCACGATTTGGGATTGGTATTCAAGCCATAGCGAATACGTTGCTGATAACCATCGCCATATTGGACTGACCGAACGCGTGGCTCGCTTTTTTTGTTCAAGCTGAAGTCAGGCGTTGTACCGCCAGTGCTTGTGCCAACCGTGGCATCGTTGAAAGTAGCCATTACGCCAGCAAGCCTCCAGGACGCTTCTGCTTAATCAATTCTGCCTGCACAGCAGCACCAACAGCACGTCCCAATGCATTTGCGTCAGGTGCATTGCCTTGCACGCTGGAGCCGCTTGCATCGACGTTGACAACGACATTGACGCCACCACCACCCTTCATGGTCACTGGAATTGTGCGACCATCGGGCAGTGGCACATAGGCTTCAGGGCGGCTGCCTTCGCCATAAATCGCCATCTGTGGGCTGGTTGCGATGCCACCACCCGCGTAACGCTTGAGCTTGAGCGGACCACCAGCGGACATGATGCCGCCCATGGCGAAGCCATATTGAGCGACTCCCTGATTAAAAGATGCAACAACATCGGTTGCAGGAGCGGCTGGCGTAAATATGCGCCGCATAAAGCCAATTGACTGTTCAATAACAAAGATTCTCAGCAATTGACGAGCAATGTCTTGCAGCACAGTTGCAGCAATATTTTGCAAACTTGCGCCCCAATTTTCGCTGCCTTGAATTAACAAATCAAAAGTATTTGTCATGCTGCCGCCAATTGCATCGTAAATGCCGCCAAATTGACGTGCGTGCTCATTCGCAATTAGTTGTTGTTGCTGCAACTGAAAAACCGTAGTGAGTTGATTTTTGGAAATATTCACCAATGCCTGTTCTTGGTTTATTTGTGTTCTCAACGTATCCGCATAATTTTTATTTCCTTGCTGAATAGCCTCTTCAAGAGCTGCACGTTTTTCAACAAGTTGAGCCTCGGGTAGGCTGATTTCTTGATAAAAACGACGTGCTTGTTCAAGACGCAATTGCTCTTGTTCGTAGCCAAGTCGAGCTTCGGGCGACGTTGCCAGTCCTCCTCGCATGCCAGCGATTTCAGACGCAAATCCAATACGTCGCTCAAAACGTTGACCACGATTTTGAAGTTGATTGATTTGCTGTTCCAACCTAAGTTGCAATTCTGCTTCTTGGCGTTGGAGCCTACGTTGCTGTTGTTGCCTGATTAACAGTTCTTGCTGTCTTCCGTAAATTGCAGTAGTTTCACGAATAGTCCCATTCATTTTTGCCTCAATCATTGCAGCTTGATATTTCCGATCAAATACCGCCAATTCGCGCTGTTCAATTGCCTTTAATTCAGTAACACGTTCTTTTGCGTTTTGCAGTTCTGTTCGCGAATAATCGGCTATTTCTCTTTCAACCTGCAAAACCTGATCACCAATTTGCAGGTATTCCAAATAAGCATCAGCCTGACGCTTTTGAAGCCTCAAGCGTTCATCAGCAGCTTGCTTTGCTTCGCGTGCGGCACGTTCGGAATCGCGCTGATTTTCTTCTTGAACTTGCCGATCTATTTCTGTAATACGCTTTTGATACTCAAGATTTATTTCGCGAACACGAAGTATTTTTAATTCTTTGCTAATTTCACCGGCTTTTTGCTGCCTGATAATTTCATTGTAAGCAATGATTTTTTCGGTAAGCGCAACTTGTTTTTGGGTTATTGAATATTGCTGTGAGTTTGTTCCAAGGATGTAACGAGACGCTTTGATCTGAACTTCAAGCAACGCGTTTTGATCTTTTTGAGCTGCAACCTGATTTTTCGCAACTTGAGTTAATGCATCTTGTGTCGGACCGGTATCGCCAAAAAGCTTCTGGAATGATTCGCTCTTGTATCTAAATTCTTCAAAGCGAGCGGATACCGCCTGCAAAGTCAATAAAAGTTTTTTGAATGTTTTGTCAGTATTTTCAACTCTTTCACCCTGCCTCCTCAAGGCTTCTGCGTTTTCCTTGCCAATAACAGCGGATAGTTGTCGAATTGCCTCGCTAGCAGCAGCTTGTGTTTGGCCAGACTTCTGTAAATTGCTGATGTAGTTTTTTGTCGTTGGATCTAAATATCCAAGTTGCTGTTCAAGGAAACCAGCGGCATCACCGCCTTCACGAAGTGATTTGGCAAAGTCTCGTGCGCTTTGAGCAATGCGATCAAAAATCTGACCAATAGCACCGCCAGCAATCTGACCAGCAAAACCTTGCCCAATAAATGAACCGGCAGCAGAGCCAAGAATTGAACCGGCTCCTGCTCCAAACATCGCCGGGAAGCCGACACCCAGACCCAAGCTTTCCAACTGCTGAGTTGTCGCCTCACCTCTTTGGCGCTGTAAGCGAAGCTGGGCAACCCTAGTAGCTCTTCTGGCGCGAGATAACTCCAATGCGCTTGGTGTAAGATTTAAGCCGCCAGTGAGCTGTTGCAAGCCGCGTTCGGTGTAAGCAGGCAGGGCAAGTGGACCGCCAACATTCGGAGCCAAGCGACCGCCAATATCGCTCAGAGCCTGCGTGCGCATTGCAGACATACGCTCTCTATTTTGAGCGCGCATGTATTCAACTGTGCTTGCATTTGCAGCCGCTTCATCTTGAGCAAGTTTTGTTTTTTGACGCTGAAGATTTTGACTGAATCCAGTAATGCCAAATTGCTCACGAGCAAGATCAGTCAGCCTTTGCTGTGCTTGCACTGCAGCAGCATCAACAGGTGCTGGGCGGCCTAGATATGCTCTAGATGCAGCAGATGGCGTGAGATTTGGCGCTCCTTGGCCAGCGATAACTTCCTGGACAGTTGGAGCAACAGCACGACTTGGAACACCCAAATAACGCATCGTGGCGTTTTGCGCAGCGCCCATTGAACGTGAAGCTTTATTGGCTACATCGCTAACGTGAGTGTATGACCGAGATATTTTTTGAAGGTCTGCATTCAGCCTTCTGATTTCAGAAGATGCAACAGCATATGCTTCTGAAGTACCGGAAACATTAGTTCTTATCTTTTCCCAAAGATTGATCTGGGCTTTTAGCGTGCTAATGCTATTGCCAGATGATTTGACAACATCTTTTATTTTTTCAACGTATTCACCAAGATCAAGTGAACCTTGGTTTGTCGATTTCGCAAGTTCGTTAACAGTTTTTTTGAGCTGCTCTAATTGCTGACGATTTTTAACGTCAACGACAATCTGAACGGATGTCTGGTTTTGCTGCGCCATTACCGTTTCCGAGAGTCGTTCATGCAGATGAGAGCAGTTCGCTCCATGACCTGTATGCCTTCAAACAAAGCGACAGGTTCAGCCACTGCATACAGCTTACATAGCCATTCCAGACTCGGGTAGTGGAGACCCACAAGACCAGACGCACTGGCCTGCCACTGGGTGGATAAACGAACAAACATCATCACAATGTCCCAGTTCTCTTCCCAAACCTCAAAGTCTTGAGACACTGGTTCTAAATGCAAGGAGGCAAGCTGTTCAGGCTTAACCCCCAATGCTTTTAGATCATCTTCGCGTTCATCGATTACGCCGCCCCGCACCCAGTATTGAGCGGCGTTTTCTAGTTTTTTCTTGAACCCGTGTAAATCGCCTCGACGTAAGCATTCATGATCCCGCGTACGGCACAAGGATCGTCACAAAGCGCAATGATACTTTCGTCGTTAAACGCAACTTCTTTGCCAGCCTCATCTTTCATGCCGGACCAA